TCTCTATAATTTGTAATATATGAAGTTTCCCATAATCCAGTCAAAATAGTCATACATAACCAATAATAAGCAGCAGAATTAATATTTCTAAAACTTGGAACAATTCTTTTTGCTCCATAACTAAGTACCATAAATAATAGAATTTCTAATGCGCCGATACCAGCTCCAATAATCATTTTTTAATTTGTAATTCGTTACCGTGTATTTTATTATTTTAATTTCTAGTAAAATTACTTTATATGAAAAAAATATTAATATTTATAAAAAATATAATCATATGTTTAAAAATGAAGGTTGATATGAATTATCCAATTACTTTATTAGCAGGGGGTCTCGCAGGAGGAGTATTAAGTAATTTAAACAAAACAGAAAAATTTCAAGAAACGGAAGAACAAATTATAGACAATGCTACTTTAACAGCTGTTATAGTAATCGCTATTTTGATTGCTTTGGAATTAACTGTTATTTTATGTATATCAGTCTACAGAATTATGCCCAGTTTTAAAATAGTTCACGTTTTATTGACATTAATTTTAGGTGGATTATGGTTATTTATTGTCTTTATTTATTATGGTATATTTACTAAATTCCGTTTAGTTGAAACTAAATAAATAGCATAACTTTTTATTTTTTTATTGAATTATTAGTTAATAAAGAAATATATATAATAGGGTTGATGGTCTGATATTAGTGTTCCATTTTCTACAATTTGTTGATTATTAAGTATATCTTCATTATTTTTAATTTCATATTGTGTTTTAATAATAGGTATATCCCCTTTTATTCTCTTTTTTAGATGTATTTTAGTTCCACATAATACTCTATCTGCATTATATCCTCTAAATACATTTTTCATCCGTGTTCGTAAAGTGTATTTTTTTACACCAGTATTTCCTTCAACAGTATCACCATTAAAATCTCCTGCCATAATAGTATTTGTCCATTTAAATTTATAAAAATCCGGGTATGTTTTTTTAGCATAACTTATTCTATTAACTACATTTTTAAGATTATCAATTCTAGGATAATTCATAATAATGTGTGTATTAATCACATAAAATATATCTCCAGTTTCTATAATTTTAAATTTGTCTAATGTGAAAGGGCTGCCTTTTGGAATAGCCTTATTTTTACATCTACTTTTTTTAGAAAAAGTACATTTTGGATTTTCAATATATTTTTGAATTTTTTGTGTGTTTTTGTTATTCAATTTATTTATTTTTTTTGATTTTATATTGTAATTTTTGGGAGGATTGACCATAATTTGATATTCTGATAAATCCTCTGGAAAATCTTCCGAATTTAATGAAGCTAAATGTTGTAATAATGTTGGATTATATAATGTAAGAACACCTGTATCGGTTATAAATCTTTTATCTTTAAATGAATCTACTTTGTGAGAAGGGTAATCATAATACAACGGGTTTTTTTTAAAAGCAAAATTCGCGATTTTCAAATTATTTATTTCGTATTTTTCAATAAACGGTAAGTAAAACTCACGTGATACATCTTGATATTCTTCAGTATTATCAACAGGAACAGATACTTCTTGTAAGCAAAAAATATCTGAATTTTGCTTTTTTATAAAATCTAGAACATTATTTTTTTTTTGTCCAAGTAAAATGTCAACATTTTCATCTGATAATATTCCTAACTTATATGATTGATTCCAAAATGATAATAATAATTCTGGTGCTAGTATATTAAAAGTTGTTAAGTTGATACCATATTGATTACATTTACAAGAATAATTATTATTTTTTGATTTAACCGTATTATTAGGTTTATTATTCATATTAAATTATATTAATATTTAAAATCTTAATAATGTTCGGTTAAACAAAAAAAATAAATTATTATTTAAAAAATAAGCAGACAATGTCAAGTTTGAATCTACAAAAATTTGATATGAGTAAAATAGGAAAGGGAAGTGTTGTAGTAATGATTGGGAAAAGAAACACAGGAAAGTCGTTTTTAACAAAAGATTTATTATGGTATAAAAGAGATATACCGGTTGGAACAGTAATTAGTGGAACAGAAGGAGCCAACCAATTTTACAGTCAAATAATGCCCCCCTTATTTATTCACGAAGAATTTTCACCTGAGATTATTTCCAATGCTGTAAAAAGACAAAAAATAATGGTAAAAAAAATGCAACAGCAAAAAGAAGCATATGGTCAAACAAATATAGATCCATATGCATTTGTTATACTAGATGATTGTTTATATGATGCAAGTTGGACAAAGGATACAAATATGCGCAGTCTATTTATGAATGGACGCCATTATAAAGCACTACTTATTATTACATCACAATATAGTCTTGGTATACCTCCTAATCTTAGAAGTAATATAGACTATGTTTTTATTTTACGAGAAAACTATATTAGTAATAGAAAACGTCTTTATGAACATTATGCCGGGATGTTTCCAACATTTGAAGTATTTTGTCAAGTAATGGACCAGTGCACAGAAAATTATGAGTGTCTTGTTATTGATAATACAAGTAAAAGTAATAAGATAGAAGATATGGTATTTTGGTATAAAGCAGACGATCATGAAAGTTTTACTTTGGGTGCACCCGAATTCTGGCAACACCATTCTTCAAACTTTCATGACGGTATAGATGCAGAAGAGGAATTTGACCCTAACTTAGGAAGAAGGAAAAAAGGTCCGACAATTAATGTAAAAAAAAGATTTTAATTTTTACATTTTTTTTACAGCTATAAATTTTTACAATTTTTATAAAGTATTTAATATAGTGTTTAATCTAATGTTTAATCTAATATTTAATTTAGATATATAACATAAACGATTCTAGCTATCAAATAAATTACATAAAAACACAATGCAAATAACATAAAATACTCATATGTAGAGAAATTTCTAGGGATACCAAGAATATACTCGATACTAGAACATACATTATCTGCGGTATTTGGACGATTAACAATCATATCTTTAATCATATAATTATTTGATAGTTTATATCCAAGCTTGCGATAATATCCACGAACACCAACACCCGAAATTACAGCGACTCTAGTATACCCATTTTCAACAGCAATTTCTTCCGCCCGTGCCATTAATTTTTTACCAAATCCCATATGTTGAGATTTATTTACAGAACTACTATCAACCGGTGTCATCTCACCGTAAACATGCAACTCTCTAATAAGGGCAGTATCTGTAAGATATGACTGATTACAAAAGATTTGTTCCTGAAATTTCTTAGACTTATTTCTCTCAACACGAGGAGGAATATCAGTTATATATCCAGAACTCGGAGTAATACGTAATCTACAAAATCCATAAATATACTTATTATCCGGACTTTCAAAACTAATAAAATATTCCTCTCCGCCAGATGCCTCATATTGACGAACAAATAGTTGAGCCTCAGACATAACATCAAGAGCCTCTTTCTTATTTTTAACTTCTCTACAACGAATACATTTACATGACCAACCACGTTCTTTCATCCGCTTTTGAATTACTTGACGCAAATTTGTTTGACTGTTACCATCTAGTATATATTCATTTGGAATATCTCTAATAACTCGATTAAGCCTAATCCAAGGATGGACCTCCGATTTAACTTCCATAATAACTTCCATCAAATCCTCATCTGAATAATGATCATATTTTCCCTTATTATACCATTCTTCGATTTTACTAAATGGAGTAGTCTCACACGGATAAATTTTCCATTGGTCTGCTTGCAAGTCCGGATTATATAGGATTTCATTAAACATTTTTCTATCAATATCAGGTGTTGCACCTGGTAGGTCAGGCATTAAATGAATATCTACCTTAAAACCAGCATCTTTAAGATTCCTAATACCTCTAATAGTATCCTCAAGATAACAACCGCGATTAATTAAGCTCAATATCCGTTTGGAAGTGTGTTGAACTCCAATTTGAACACGAGTACAACCATACTTAACAAATTTATGAATTTCGTTTGCTGTGATATGGTCCGGTCGAGTTTCCAAAGTAAGCCCAATAATTCTAACCTTAGCAGACTCATTCAGCTTTTTTTCTACCTTTAGTGGACCTCTATCTCTACGATTATCCTTATCAGTAAAGAATACATTCGCAGCATAATACAAATCTCTCACAAAAGTATTTTGATAACTTTCCGGATATGAACTCCATGTTCCCCCTAGAACTAGAATTTCTAGTTTGTCTACCTTATGTCCATTCAAACTGAGAGCACTAAGTCTATCCCATACTTGTTCAGCCCCGTCAAAACCATTCCTATTAGCTCTACGGACAGCTGGTTCATTGAATAGATATGATCTTGGCTGGTCAGTCCAATTATTATCCGCGCTCGCCTTTTCATTAGGACAATAATAACAATCATGAGGGCAGCTAAAATCTTGACCCTCTGGATGTGGAGATGTTAGAACAGTAATAACCACAACTCCACTATTAACCCTAACTGTTTTAGCAATGTTCAACCTTTCAAAATCCATAGAACGGTTGATAATACCTTTATTAAGCAATGTCAAATAGGCATAATTCATTTGAACTGTTCCAGGACTAATATGATGCCTTCGTGTCAATATAGTATTAATTTGAGACCAATCGTGCTTAGAAACTAGTTTTGGGACATTGTTCCCATAAATTTTCGACTCATAATATCTATTCTTATCATTAATCATACTCAAAAAATCTCTAACAAAAAGTTCTAGAACTTCAGGATTTATTCCTCGGTATATATCTGTAACTGATAAGTGAGAAACTTTTTGAAAATCTTCGATATCTCCAATATTTCCAATGGATTCGAAACCGCTCAAACTACTCACCCCATTTCTACGTCTAAAAACATTAGTTGACGTCATTTTAATTTTTAAAAATTAATAGAATAATCTAGGTATATTTTTAACTAGATAAAATATTTTAAATAAAAAAATAAAAATCAATTTTACGACTAAAAAAATAGCAAATTTAATTATTTAAAATTTGGTCTTTAATTATTTTTCCATCTTTAAGTTCAATTAAGCGATTTGATAAATTAATTAAATCTGTGTCGTGGGTAATAATAATAACAGTTTTTGTTTCTTGTAAATAACGAATCATTTTCATAATATTTTTTTTATTTTCAGCATCTAAAGAAGAGGTAGGTTCATCTAAAATAATGACAGGACATTTTTGAAAAATGCACCTCAAAATCCAAATGATTTGTCTTTGTCCTCCTGACAAACGAGACCCCTTTTTCCCAACATCTTTATGCATTCTTTCCTTAAATTTATCACTAAGGTCATACATACCCAAATTTTGTAAAATTTCGTAAACCATATTCGGATTAACAAGTTTTTTAGCTCCTTCGGATAAACCATATACAATATTTTCCCATAAAGTTCTATTAAATAATTGAGGGTGTTGTGGTATATAAATAATATTATTACGAATATCATCAATATGAATATTATTAGTATTTATACTATTAAGATATATATCCCCACTATTTTGTTTATAAAGACCTACTAAGAGTTTAGCAAATGTAGATTTACCACTTCCAATATGACCCATAATAGTTATATCTTGGTTAGGAGGAATATGAAAGTTAAAGTTGTTATATATATAATCGCCTTTTTTTTGATCTTTATGACGATATTTAATATTTTCAAATTTAATATCAACTTGGTTTAATAAACCTATTCTATTGTTTAGTTTTTTTGGTATTTTAGGCAAATTGTTCAGAAAATTGTTTATCATATCAACGTGTCCTTTAATTTGAATATATTCCTTTGTTTGGTAGTAAAGAATTATCAAATCTCCAAGTAATGTGAAATTAATGATGAATATACTAACAAATTGTGTTATATCTATTTGTTTGTTTACATATAGTCTATAAGCTGTATAATTCAATGCAATAAATACTAGAATATTGAATATAGAATAAAACACTTTATATTTCAAATCACACAAATTAGATTTTATTATTAAATCTTGTGCTTTATTCCCTAAATAGTCCATTCTATATTTTTCAGCACCAATTTTTTTATTTGTATAGACAGATAGTAAATTTTGCAATGTGTCATCAACCTCTTCAAAATATTTTTCATATGATTTATAAATGTTTTTTATCTTGTTATCACAATCTTTTACATAAAAATATGATAATCCAGTTACTATAAAAATTGAAGCTATATATATTAACCCTAATAAATAATTGTGTTTAACTAGATAAATAAATGTTGCGACAATAACTACTACATTATTCAAAAAGAAATTTTGGACTTGATTAAATATATCATCGAGAATCCAAGGTAAATCGTGTAGTTTAGAATGTATTTCACCAGTTTTAAGTTCCTGAAATTCTTGATTATATCTATCGACAATGAGGTCAAAAAAGAATTTTCTAATATATGTGTTCATTTTGGGATTAATCACCTTATGAACATATGATGTTGCTATTCCTAATAATTGTATACCAATCCAGATGAAAAGAATAATTCCGAATATGTATTTTGCATTACTTAAATCTTTACTTTTTAAAGCGTCGATAATCTTACCATAAAAATGGGGCATTGCTATTTTTTGAAGTGGTAAAGACAATGATGTTACTAATAACATACCATATAATTTCCAATTTTTACTTACAAAATTTAAATATATGTCTGTTATCATTTGAGAATTTACTTAATATATAACTAGATTTAAAAACAAAAATATTGTTTATTATTATTTACTATTATGTGTAATAGACTAATTTATTATTATCAGACATTTGTCGGATTAAAACCAATTTTAATAGAAAACACACCAGTCACACATATTCATTTATCTGCGATTCATTTTGGAAATAATACAGATGGAACTCCATACATTCATTTAAATGACAAGACACCAGATGACAAGTCGTTTAATACTTTATGGGAAGACATTAAAAAGGCTTCTCAACTAGGGATTAAAATTATTTTAATGGTAGGAGGCGCAGGTTCAGCGTTTACAGAATTATTCAATAATTTCGATATATATTATCCAATGTTAGTTGATACAATAAAAAAACATCCTGAAATTGTGGGAATTGATTTAGATGTTGAGGAGGAAGTTGAATTAGATAATATTAAAATGTTAATAAATAAAATAGATCAAGAGTTCGGAAAGGATTTTATTATTGCAATGGCACCCGTTCAAGGTTCTCTTCAATATGATGACCCGGGTATGGGTGGATTTATTTATAAAGATTTATTTAAATCTGATGAGGGACAAAGAATAAATTATTTCGATGGACAATTCTATTTTGAGTTTAGTTTATCTGCGTATGAAGATTGTATTAATAATGGATATCCGTCCGAAAAGGTAGTTATAGGGATGGAAAATGGAAGTATTGATTTTAATAATGTAATGAATACAGTAAAAGAAATAAAAGAAAAATATCCTAATTTTGGGGGTGTATATGATTGGGAATATTGGAATGCTCCACCGGGCGGGAAAAAACATCCAGAAGATTGGTGTTTTCAGATTAGTAATATCTTGAAAAATAATGAATTAAAGGACTTTGATAAATTAAAAGATGGTAATGAATTACTTGAAAATAATGAAGTGACAGACTACTTAAAAATTTGTAATATTCTTTAATCTAGCACATATTTTTAGAATAACCTATTACAGCACCTGCTAACCTAGCACCTGCATTTCCGGTTTTTAAGCTTTCGTCATGGACTTTTTTATCAACAATATTACCATTTTTATCTAACCCTCCTTTACCTAAGTCGTCCTGGTTTTTATGAATTACAACAGAACGTCCAATAATTGAATTTTTCCCTTTTAATTTTATTATTTTATCAGTAAAACTACAACTGCAACTGCCATTTTTTCCAACTTTAATATTTCCTAAATCACCAACGTGTCTAATTTTATCATCTCTATTACCATGAGTCTTATTTGTTGGATTAAAATGGGAACATAATGATTTACATCCATCTCTTAAATCACCCGAATTATGAATATGAATACCGTGCATTCCAGGAGGTAGACCTTTAACATTTACATAAACTAAAACTCCATCTTCTTGTTCTACGAATTCTACATATCCTGTGACATTAGGATGTTGTTTAGATGGAATAAATGAACATACTGCTTCGATTTTAGACATATATAAATTAAAAATATAAAAAATATAAAAAATATAAAAAATATAAAAATATATAATTTGAGATTATTATTTTTTACTTACAGTTTATTTATAGTTTATTCATTCATATTAGTTCCTCTTCTTGTTCCTCTTCTGCATTTTCTAACCAATTTATAAAATTACTAATCATACTTGTATCAAAAACACCATTTTTTATTGGTTTACATTTATAATACCAATGTAATATAATTTCTTCTTCAATTATATCCTGGCCGTATAAATAATAAAGAACATTACTAATTGTGTTTTTATTTGACAATATTTTTAATTTTATTTCATTACCTTCATTACTTTTATCATTTTCATCACATTCATCAAACAAATTTGATAAATCTTCGTCAATTTGTTTTATTAATTTTAATTGTAATCTTTCTGTGTTTATATCAGCTCTAAACCAACTGGCAAGTATTTTTATTTCCCTACGAATATCACTTTTGGTAATAGCTTTTAAACACATTATTTTTATTAAAAATGATGATAACTGAGTTCTATCAATTTCGGTTTCAATTCTAAATTGCTTAATTTGTAAGTCGACCCAATTTTTAAAATCGTCGTTAAATATTACATTTTTGTTAATATTATATCTTACGGATACATCATTTAAAAATTCGACCATAATTTCTTTCCATAATATTTGTTTTTCATATTTATTTAATATTAATGGTGGTGCTTCTTCATTATCTTTATCGTCATATTTGTCTTCACTATTTTCACTATTTTGATAATTTTCATTATTTCTACTATTTTCACTATTTAATGATTCTGTAAATATTATAGTGTTTTTTTGATTAAGATATTCCGATTTAAATGTTTTCTTTTCCTGTTTACTTATATTTAATCTAGTAACATCTATATAGACATTATAATCTTTTGTTGATACACGGGTAATTTTTGCGAAAAAAATATCTTTATTTAATAAATTTTTACACAATCTAATAGACAATTCTTTATCTTTACTAATACATTTTAGAGGTAGGAAAGCTTCGTAAATTTTATCAACACAAAATTTTTGTGGTTCGACAATATCAACTATTATACCTTCGTTAAAAGAAGATTTATATTTTACCATAACAATATCATTTTTCTCAGGTATGTTATTTATTTTATAATTTTCCATTTTATCATTGTTGATTTTATCATTGTTGATTTTATCATTCTCAAGTTCAATTTTTTTAGATATATTAATATCCATAATATATGATTCTATATACAATAATATTATAAAATATTACTTTAATTTATCTAATAAAATAAACAAAAAATATTATTATTAAGAAAATAATAAGAAAATAATAAGAAAATAATAAGAAAATAATAAGATAATTATTTTATAACTCTAATTGGAAATAGTTTTATTACTAATAATATAACAGTTGCGGCAAATATGTACATATAAGATGAACCTAAATGTTTGAATATATTTCTGTCTGTTCCGAAATATTCATCAGGTAATTTTATAATATTAAATACCAATAATAATATAATACACACTAGTAATAAGAATAATAAAGCAATCCATGAACAAAATGAATATATTAATTTTCTAAATGGAATTCCTCTAATAAAACATAATACAGATATTCCTATTAAACCAATAGCAGATAAGAAGGATATTTGAACAATGTCAACAATATAACCATATTCATTCGTATTTAATAAAACCTCCAAAGATTCCTTAATATCAGCACAATCTTCTAAATCTTCTATATAATCTAAATATTTATTAATATCATTTATTGATATAGTTTGTTTTGCATTTGCGAGTTTTAAAATTTTTTGTGTAGATTCTGAGCGTATTAAATTCCATCCTTGTTCAGTGAATAAGCTTTTAAGATTACCACATATTTTCCATATACCCATTGTGAAATTCAAATTATTTTTTTGGAATATTTCAAAATCTTCTTCGAGTATTTTTTCAGCGGCATTTGAAATAACAGTTGATAAAACAACCATTTTTATATTTCCTTCTTGATTTGCTTTTTCAACTGATTTATCAGCTTTATTTTTAATATCTTGTATTTTACCTTTAGCTTCATCTTGAACCTGTAGTAATTTTGTGTCGATACTAAATATTTCTACATCTATAATTTTATGAGTAAATATTCCAGCTAATGATAATCCAATAATTACCAAATATAATAATATTGCAAAATTTCGGAGAGTGAAAACTTTGATACCAGAACTAGATTTACTTGACAAATTATTCTTAATATTTAAATTGTAATTATTGCGCATTTTTAATAATTATTAATAAAAAAAGTATGGTGAAAATAATAAAAAAATAATAAAAACAACAAAAAACAATTTTAATTAAACAATAAAATTTAATATAAGGAACAATAATCTTATTTAAATTAATATAAAATGCTACTACTTGAAGGTAGACCTGTTGCAAATGCCATATACAAATCATTGAATCCAGAAATTGTATCTTTGAAAGACAGAGGAATTGTTCCGTGTTTGCAAGTAATTATTATAGGAGAAAGGGCGGATTCGTTATTATATGTTAAAATGAAAAAAAAACAAGCAGATAAATTGGGTTTACTAACAGAAATTACTTATATGGATGTTAACACAACAACTTATAAAGTTATGGAATTAATAGAAACTTTTAATGCAGATAATAATGTGCACGGTATATTAATCCAATTACCACTCCCAAAACATTTAGATACTAATAAAATACTTGATAGTGTTTTATCTAGCAAAGATGTTGATGGTTTTCATCAGAATAATTTTGGAAAATTAGCATTAAATCAAGATACTGATACTAGTTTTGCACCATGCACTGCGGTTGCTTGTTTGGAAATATTAGATCATTACAAAATTCCAATTCATGGGAGTAATATTGTTATAGTAGGAGCTAGTAGAGTTATAGGATTGCCTGTATCATTATTGTTATTAAATAGAGGTGCAACAGTCACAATATGTCATATTGATACAATTAATGTTAAATATCATACAGAACAGGCGGATATAATAATATCGGCGTGCGGTCAATCTTTAATGATTACCAAAGGTTGGGCAAAGAAAGATTCAGTTATTATTGATGTTGGAATTAATAAAATTAACTATTATTCTTTTGAAAATGGAGAGCAAATAAAAAAAGAAAAAATTGTAGGAGATGTTAATCTGACAGAATTACAAGATTGTTGTCAAGCAATATCACCAGTTCCTAGAGGTGTTGGACCTGTTACTATTGCAGTATTAATGAAACAATTAGTCAAAGCCGCAAAAATTAATTCATGTATTTAAATTTTTCCCTTTATTTTATCCTATTAAAAATATCATTTAATATTACACCTTTGGAAATTTAAAATGGGACAAAAAATAATATAATTTATACAAAAATATTATAAATAATTGTTTGCAATTAATTTTCTAACTAAATCTTCTGCAGCATGTTTAACAGAACCATTATGCGATTTCCACCATTTAGCTTCAACTTTAACACCAGTTTGTTCGTCAGTTAAATCACATCCGTGCTCATATTTCCAATTACGAAAAAACGCCATATGTATATGATTTTACTTTCCTACAATAAGTTTTACCATTATATTGTATATCAATATATACACCGCCATTTCTGATAAGCATTTTTACCCCATTTAAATTCTTTTTTACTCCATATTTTATCATAACCACCATAATGTTTTTTTACAAATTTCGCTCTTAAATCATCTAAATCTTCTACAACTATTTTTTACCAAATATTTTTTTTAATTTATTACCAAGTGTTGTTTTCCCTGAACCAGATGGACCACTAATATGAATAATCATTATATATAATATTAAAAGATAATTAAAGTACTTAAATAAAACTATATAATACACAGTAGGTGGTTCAAGAAAAGTAAAACGTAATTCAAGAAAAGTAAAACGTAATTCAAGAAAAAATAGAAAACAAATTAATCGTCGCTTTCCTCGGTTTGTGGGGCAAGAACTAGTTTAATTTCTCCTAAACTCGCAACATCACATTTTAGAATAAGAGGGTAATCATTTTTAATATGAAGTTGAATTGTTCCGCTCAAATTACTACATTTACTAAATAGAACTAAATGTTTAAGATCAAATACACCTTGGATAATATCTTCTGGAGTATAATTTTGAATAAATTTCATCCCATTTGTTGTTGGTTTAATCTTACATTCCTGTTTGACATTAATATTACAACCTCTAAAAGTAAGTTGAGAACCAACACATTCAATTTCAATCTTTTCACTAAAATTATGAATATTTCTACATATTCTTTGAAATCTATTTGAAGGCATAACGATAACATTATCAAATTGAATAGAAGGCATATTCAATTTATCTGGTTGAAGGTCCATTAAATTCAAATAAGTCGTATCACAAGTATTTTCTTCTTTACAATAAGTTTCAATTCCAAGCATATTAGCATTATCTTTTTTAACAAATAATTTTAAAGTATCAGAATTATCAACATTTTTAATAATTTTAAAAGTATCTTCCATATTAAGTCCAAGAACGATTGGGTTAGGACAATGATATTCTTCAAATTTATCAGCGTGTAATTTAGTATTTACTAGAACAACACGACTCGGGTCTACCGCCTGAATTCGGATAGCATCACTAGAACACTCCAAATTTCCTTCTGTTAATAGGTCTCTAAGTAGTTCTGTTAAATATTTAATTGGTGGTGTTTTTGAAGTCCACAAATAGAATAAATAATCATCTTTATTAATGTTCATAGTTATTGAAAAAATATTATAAAAATTCTTTAAATAATTAAATATCAAATATATTACTTTTTATCGAAAACCGACGATAAATTTTATTATCAAAAAATATATTTTAATATTTTACACCATAAAAATTTTAATTAAATCATATAAAATGCGTTTTTTCAAGAATTAAGCATATTTCGTCATAACATATTCTCTTTCTTTTTAAACACATTATAAATGTAAGAGCACGTTTTTTAATAAAATCTGGCATAGCAACCATGTTTTTATTTTTCCAAGACAAAGACAACTGAGTTAAGTAATCTGTAACCTCATCATTATCTTTTTTCAAATACTTGTTTACTTCTTTAAAATCACCAATTATAGTATTCATATTTTCAATATTATTTTCTACTATATATTTTACAATATTTATTCTATTTTTAAT